TCTGTGGGTAGGGAGTTGGCCCCGCGCCCACACGCGGGGCCACCAGCTGGTGGGTCAGACGCCCGTCTGGTCGGTCACCCGGAACGGGGGCACCGTGCCGGACACGTAGTACGCCTTGAACGTGCAGTTGAAGAGCTGCTGCTTGTCCTTGGCGTACACCATGCTGATGTTGCCGACCTGCTGGGTCCGCGGAAGGTAGATCCGGCGCCGCGGGCTGGCGATGGCCACCGGCGTGGTGACCGGCGGCGCGAAGCCATCCAACAGCAGCGAGACCTTCGGGGTCTGCGTGGCCGTCTTGTCGTACACCGGGTGGAACGAGAGCGAGTTGCTGCCCGCGGTCTCCAGGGTGCAGTTGAGCGAGGTGGCCAGGTTAATCAGGGTGTTCTCGGCCAGCGCCACCACCACCTGGATGACCCGGGAGGTCAACCGCTCTTCGACGATGTCAACCACCTGGTCGAACATCAGTTCGGTGAACTTGGGGTTGTGCTGGAAGTCCGCGCCGCCGTTGGTGCCGCCGAGGTCCGTCCAGGCCGATGCGGCCGGGGCCGCGTTGATCAGCGCGTCCGTGGGCGCCGCGGTGACGATGTTCTGGGCGCCGACGTAGACGTCTGCCGGGCCCATGAGCGCGTTGCCCACATTGCCGACTGCCATGGTGCTTCCTTTCGTTGGGCCGGCGGGCCGGCTACGGGAACAGCGTCCAGTTGATCATTAGTTCGAACTGGAATCGAGCAAGCCCGGTCGCGTCGGCGTCGGGAAACCGACGCGGCCGAGTGACCCCGTTGACCGTGCGCACCTGAGCGCGCTGATAGGCCGTCGGGAGCGGGGGGAAGACGCCGCAGCCGGAACGCTGCTTGGTGGCCGCGTAACCGCGCTGGGCGAGTTCGGACGCGAGCCCGTAGGGCGGTTTCACCGAGCCCGCCACCGCGGCGTAGGCGTCCACCTGAAACACGTCCTGGAAGAGCTCCAGTTCATCGGGGTGCGCCAGCGCCGACACCGACGTGAGCATCAAGAAGCCCCCACCGGTGATCCATGGTGCGGGCAGCGTCGCCTGACCGGACGGGTCCGAGGGATCGGGCACGGTGCGTGGCGGCAGAATCTGGCCCACGCGGGTGCCGTCCAGGCCGAGCTGCGCCTGAAGCCACCCGGCCATGACCAGGTAGCTATCCGGGAGCTTGGCGCCAGTCACAGCGAATCCCGAGTGCGATACGCCGCCGGCCGCAGGTACGGCTGTGCCGGCACGAACTTGCCGGTGTCCTCACCGTTCACCACCACACGATGGCCGAACTCGACTGGCGCGGCGTAGTCGGTGTCGGCGATGACCCGGCTGCCGGTGTCGTTGGCGCTGATCTCGGACTTCAGCAGGCCGGTGTCCACCGGCGCGATGCGCTGCGCGTCCTTGGCCACGGCGTCGCCGAAACGCTTCAGCAGCTTCGCGCGGATCATGCCGACGTGGTCCGAAAGATCCGGTTCCCATTCGACAAGATTCACCGTGGCCCCCTTCCCGAGGGTCGCCCTGCGTGCCCGAGCCTTCGCGGTCGGGTTACTGCACCGCGGTCGCCGTGGCCACCACGTCGGTGGCCCCGCCGATCGCGGACCGGTTCGAGGTCACGTTGGCCACGGCGTAGTAGCCGCCGGCCGCGTCCTTGATCCGGTCGTACTGCCTGACGTCGGAGCCCGGACGGAACCGGACCACGTACGTCGTCACACTCAGGTAACGCTGCTGCTCTGGGTCCCACGCCCGGGTCTGCTTCGACCGCAGCGACACCGGCACGTCCGCCATGCCGGGCACCGCGGTCTCATCGTCAACAGGCGCGCCGTAACCGTCCGCGTCCTGTGTGCTGAACGGCGTCCGCAACACGGTGACGCTGGCGTTGGGCAGGAACACCGAGAGGCTCATGCGAGCCCCCCGGGCCCGGCTGTCTGCCACGGCGCGTCACCGGGCGCCTCATCCCGCAGGAACGCGTCCTGGATCTGCTGCCAGTTCGCGTACCGGGCGGTGCGATCCGGCTGCATACGGATCTTGCCGGTCCGCATCCAGGACAGCTTCAGGATCGAGGTCCAGGCAAACGGGGCCAGCTTGTTGGCCTGCCCGTGCGCCATGGTCGCCGACTGCCCGTCCTGACTGACCGAGACCACGTCCACGTTGTCGAAGTTGTCCAGCCGGCCCGTCATCCACGCCGCCTGATAGGCCAGCGCGTCCTGAAGCCACCGCAGGTCCCGCGGCCACATGGTCGGGGGCTGCGCGTCGGCAAAGCACTCGGTGTAGCTCTCGATCACCATCTGAGCCTGGACCATGACCTCTTGGGTCGGCGTCTTACCAGTCATGAGGCTGACCTGCGCGATGTCGCACCAACACGGGACCGGCGTGCCGGCCACGGTGTAGGTGGTGATCGCGCGGGTCATGGGTCAGCTCTCCGGAGTCTCGGTCTGCTCGGGCACCTCGGCCGCGGTGCGGACGGTGTTGGTCTCCGCCGGCACCGACACGATCACCTGCGCCACGCTGCCGTCTTCGCTGGTCTGCGTGACCACGTCGTGGCTGTTGTCGACGGCGCGGTAGCCGTTGTTGACCGCGTGCAGACGCACCTCACCAGCGCACTGCGCGAGCTGCTCTCCGGACAGCGGGCCGCCCTCGGCCTTCACCGTGAAGGTGGCGTAGAAGCGGCCGTCGTGGTAGCCGTACTTCGGCCGCTCGCTGCCGTCGACAGCGTTGAACGTGCCCTCGGTGACGGGCTGCTCCACGTCCACCTCGGCGTTGCCGGGGGCGATATCGGGCTGCTCGGTGGCAGGCTGGTCGCTCGTCTCGGCGGCCACCTGGTCGCCGATCGGGGTCTCAGTCGGGTCCGTCATGATCGTGCCTCTCTGTGGGAACGGTGCCGGTCCCGAGGGGATTAGGACCGGCACCGCGAGCATGACGGATCAGGCTTCCATCCGCACCATGGCCCCGGCCGCGCCGTCACCGGTCTTGTACGCGGTGCGCTGGCGGACCTTGAGGTACGCGGTGTCGGACAGGGCGCCGATGCCGATGCGGGGATCGGTGTACATCCACTCCAGGTCCAGCCGGCGGCCGAACACGAGCATCGCCCGCGGGACGAAGAACAGCAGCGGCTTGGCCGCGCCGAGCGTGGCCAGCGCAGCGGTGGCCGTGGTGGTCGACACCGCGGACCGCGTCCAGTACACGGGCCGGTTGAACACGGTGCCGGCGGTCTCGTCCCACATCGGCACACCGACGAAGCCGTTCATCGGGGCGTTGCGGAAGTACTGCTTGAACGCGGGGCTGGCCACGCAGACGATGTCGTCCGAGCTCCACTTGCTCTGCTCGGAGTACGCCAGCGCGCCGTTGATCGCGTTGCGCTGCACGTCCAGGGTGGCGGCCTGGCTGAACACGCTGACCTGACCGGTGAGGTTGCTGGTCAGGATCGCCTGCGGCAGCGACTCGTACGGCCGGGTCATGGTCGGCTCGGCAGTCTCGGCGCCGGTGACGCCGAACACGGAGTTGTCCAGCAGCCGAGCAAGCGCGGCGACACCGGAACGCTGCTTGGTGCTGAAGACGTTGACGAAGTTCGCCGCGTCCTGGATGTCTTCGTCGTCGAACTGGGCCGCGCCGGTGATCTTCTTGGCTTCCAGCAGAATCTGGTCGCCCGGTTCGGCGTCCAGGCCGTAGGTAGCGCCCTTCGCGGTGAACTGCACGTCGAAGTCGCTGTCCTTGGGCACGTGCTTGAGACGCGTGGTCATCGTCTCGAAGCGGCCACCGTCCGACGTCGCAATCTGGATCGCGGCGGACTTGTTCTTGTAGAGCTCAACCAGGGGGCTCGCGGACCAGTCTTCGGGGATCCACTCGCCCACATCGACGGCTGCCATCGCGGGCACCTTTCGTGTGACGTATACAACTCGGCGTCACCTCGCGGTGTCCCGGCGTGGCCGGTCATCCTGGTTGCCTCACGGCAGCGGGCGCGTGCCCTGTGCACAGAGTAAGCGCCCACTGCGACGTGATGCAATCAGCCCTTGCCGACAGTGCCGAAGATCTTGGCCGCCAGCTGCTCCACAGCGGGCACCGCGTTGCCGGCGTCGTTCTTGCCCGTCGACGCCGCGCCGGGGCCGCCGAGACGGCGCTGATGGCTCTTCACGGGCACCTTGCGGCCATTGCCGTTGCCATCGTCACCAGCGTCGTCGAACAACCCAGGGAAGTTGCTGCGCGCGTCATCCACGGCCGCCTCGATACCGGCGGTGTCGTCGGCGCCGGTGACGGTGGACAGGTCCAGCAGACCGAGCGCTCGCTTGGCCGCCGCGGTGCGCTTCTCGGCGGGCAGCTTCAGGCCGGCGGCCACCAACGCGGTGACCGCGGCCGACTGCGTGGCCGCGGTGTCCTGCTTGGCCTTGTACTCAGCCTCGATCTCGGCGCGAATCTGCGCCTCGGTCTTGGCGTCGCCGGCGGCAGCGGCCGGCGTGCCCGGCTTAGGCGGGATTGCGGCCGGCGTGCCCGGCTTGCCCTGGAGACTGGCCAGCTTCAGGCGCACGTTCTTCGCGCCGCTGTTGGCCTTGCGCAGCTTCTCTTCCATCGCCCTGTGCTCGGCCCACGTGGGCGGTTTCCAGTCGGCGGGTGGCTGGTCGGTGTCCTTGTCGATCGCGTCGACGTCGCCGAGCAGTGCCTCAATCGCAGCGTCGTCCAACTGCGGAGTCACGTCGTCTGCCATGGTTGTGTTCCCTTCGGTGTGGGCCGAACCATCTCACTGTAGGTCACCGGGCCACGTCCGGGACCGGTCCGCCGAACGTGTTCGGTTCCTTGACCGCCTTGGCCGCCCGCTTCTTGACGCTGGCCGGGAGGTTCACGCCCTTGGCCAGCAGCTCGGACGCCGCCCGGCGGCGCACCTCTCCAGACTCGCTGTCGGTGCGCCAGCCATAAGCGATAGCGCGGTCCGACTCGCGCTTCAGCGCCGCGGCGAACGCGTGGTCACGCTCAGCGTCGTGCGCCTCGCAGCGGCAGCGGCAGCGGTTGTGCCTCGGCGGGTGCAGCAGCGTCTCGGCGTCCGGCCACACAACCGGTGCCTTGTCCACGTCGCCGTAGGTGGCCGTCACGTCGAACGTGTCGCCCGGTTCCACCACGTCGCCGTTCAGTGCCAGACACACCACGCAGGCGTCCCGCTCGCTGATCCAAATCAGCTCCAGGCCCCGGCGCTCAGCCGTGTCGCTGACGGCCTGCTGGTTGGCGTTGAGCAGATGCCACGCCACCGCGTCCTGAACACGCTGTTCGATCTTCTCGGCCCGCGCGATGGCCACCTGCACCCGCGTGAAGCCCTTGGCCGTGAGCTGCTCAGCGTCGAGTAGCTGCTTGGCCTGGTCCAGTTCGGCGCGCACGGCGGCCACGATGCGTTCCCGCTCGCGCTTGCGGATCAGCTGCTCGGCCGTGGGCACTACCACGTCAAACGCCAACGTGTCCTTGATCTGACGATGCACCACGGCAGGCAGATCGAACGGAGCGACCGACCACAGATCGGTGACCTTCCGCGCGCCGGCCTGCTTGAGCCCGAGCACGTACGCCGCCCGGACGCCGTCGCCGATCGAGCGCACCGCCTCGGGCACTTCGTCAGCCACCTGGTCCAGCACGGCGTGCACCAGCTCCACCACGGGCCGCGCCTGGTCGATCGATGTCGGCTTGGCAGCCACAGTGCCGAACAGCGTCACCCACGCCCGGGTGGAGCTACCCAGCAGCTCACGCAGTCGGCCGAGCAGCCGACCCGTGATCATGCCCGTGACGGCCGTCTCGATCGCGAGCAGCGCGGCGTCATGCGCCCAGCTCTGTTGCTGCTGGGGAAGCGGCTGGCCTGGCTGTGACGTGGTCACGACGCCACCGGCGCGGGCTTAGGCGGCGTCGGCAGCGCGTTCGGGTCCACGATCGGCTTGTCGTCTTCGTCGTCGTCTGGGCTGATGATGCCCTGGAGCACGAACTGGAGCACGGTGTTGATCATGGCTGGGTCGACAACACCGAGCTGCTGCGCCGCGCCGAGCCCCTGGAGCGCCGTCCCGATCTTGTTGACCAGGTCTACGCGAGTCTCCAGGTTGGTCAGCTCGGTGCCCTTGCTCCACTCCTGTACCTGCTTGGTGAGGTAGCCCATCTCAACCAGGGTCTCGTCCTGCGGCACGCCCGCCGACTGCTTGGCAATGGCGGTCTGAGCGCTGGCGATGTCATCCGTCAGTTGCGCCTCGGACCACTCGATCGTGACGTCGACGTCGACAGCGCCCATGATCATGAGCGCGAACTCCAGCGCATCGGTGAGCGTGGCGCCGAGCAGCCGCTGATAAGCCTCAACGATCTTGACCAGTGGCCGGTCACGTTCCTGCTGCGCGATGCCGGACGCGTCGGCCCGGGAAGCGTTGTGGCTGTAGACGTTCTTGCCGGACACGGTGTTGACCAGGGTCAGCGCCAGCTCGATCGGCTGGACGAAGTTGTTCACGTCGGCCGGCGGCAGACTGACTAGGCTATCGGTGTCGGTGAGTTTGATCAGGTCGCCAGGGTTGCTCTTGATCGCCGGGCCGACCTGACGCGAGTTGAGCTGGCTGCCGGCGGGCACGTTGCGCTGGTCGTCCCACCCGGTGGCCGCGGACCGGTCGCCGAGCGTGCCGGCCTTGGACAGTGCCGCCCGCAGCGGGTAGCCGTAGCCCTCGGTGGCGGCGGCCAGCGTCGCCACCTGCTTGGTGAGCAGGTTCTGCGCGCCGTAGACGTCTTCCAGCTCGCTGATTCCGTACGGGGTGTCGGTGCGGAAGTGGAACGCGGGAATCTGGCCGTATTCGTGCGTCTCGAACCAGGCGTCCGGATCGTCGGCGCTCGTCCACGGCTGGTAGTCCTTGGCATCCAGCGACGTGACGCCCTGCTCGGTCTTGCGACTGATGTAGCGCTCGATCCGGTCGGCGTAGAACAGGGTCACCCGGCGGCGCTTGTCCGGCTGACACCAGGTCAGCGCCATGAACAGCAGCTTGTCTTCGTTCTCAGGATCGTAGAACGCGCGCATGGTCTCTGGGCTGCGCAGCACCATCTCCACGCCGTCTTCGTCAGGCTCGGGCCAGACGGTGACGTACATGTCCCCGTACATGATCGTCTTCTGAAACAGTTGAGGCAGCTTGATGTCCAGCTGGTTGGCCTTGGACAGCGCTTCCAGCGCCTCGGTGGCCGAGTCGTCGACGTCGATAGACGTGATCTCCAAGCGGTCGGTGACCGCGGCCACCACGCGCTTGCCGATGCTGACGTTGTACTCGGACGATCCGGCCTGCGCGAGAATGCGCTTGAGGTTCGGCGACGCGTGCACCTCAGCGAAGTTGCCGCGCCAGTACTGGTACGCCTTCTTGTAGCCGGGCGCGTTCCGGGTGATCTCGCGCAAGGCCTGTTCCAAGTCGGCGGCCGAGCCGGTGGCCGGGCTCGACTCGTCCACGTAGGTGGCGACCACGGGTGCAGTCATCGGGCTGCCTCTCACGCGTAGGGGGTGACGCTGGCCACCACGGGCCGGCGGGGCCGAGCTTGCACCGTCGCCACGATGGTGACGGTGTCTGGCTCCAGTAGCACGCGGGTCAGGTGGCTGACCGCGTCGACCTGGTCGTCGTTGACGGTCTTGGGGAAGCCGAGCATCTGCGTCTCGGCGCTGGCGAACTTGCGCTCATGGATCACGCGCGTCGGCGTGGCCTGGTAGTGGTTGAGCGCCATGCCGGCGCGCACGGGCTTTGGCTCGGACGCGTGCATGAGATCCACACGGATCGGGAAGTCCGCGAAGGTGTCCAGCCACAGCGAGTGGCCCTGGTTGCATTCGATGAACACCCGCTGGACGCCGAGCTGCTCGGCCAGCCGCAGGGCGTAGTCCCGAAGCTGACGGCCGGTGGCCTTGACCTGGCGGATGTCCTTGACCAGCACGAGCGGGTGGCCGGCGCCGTTCTCGCTGACGCCGGCTGGCCGCAGCCACCCGACCGCGAGCGCCGACCAGTCCGACGCCTTGCCGTCGCTGACCGCGGGGTCGATCACCATGGCCTTGCGGGTCCACGTCAGGTAATCGGCGCTCTCGCCGGTCTCGTCCCAGTACCGGATGTCGTCGACGGTCCAGTACAGGCCGTCCGGATTGATCGGCTCGTTCTGGAAGTTCATGGCGAACGACCGCGTGTGCTGGATCGACAGCAGGTGCTCAAGCGACCAGCGCGCCGGCCACGTGCTGCGCTGCTGACCGGTGTCGGCGTCGGTGGCCAGCGCCGGGTAGTGGTGCACCTGGATCTTCTCGTCGGTCACCCACGGCTCGGGCGGCCCTGCTTCGGTGACCGAGCGCACCAGGTCATGGATCACGGACCCGGGCATGGTGACTGTGCCGGCGAAGGTGACCACGGCCGAGGTGTTCATCGGGAACACGGCTTGCACGATGGTCTTGAGTCGCTTCTCCTTCTGTGCCACCGAGTAGTTGGCCTCATCCGGTTCGATGTCGTCGAACAGCAGGCAGTCCGGCCGCTGGTTGCCGAGCTTGGCGCCGAGCGCGGACGAGTCGATGCCCTTGGCCATGAACACCGCGCCGTTGCCGCGCACGGTGAGCGACTCGTCATCGGCCACGGTCCGACCGTCCGGCCGCAGGCCCGGTTTGCAGAAATCGGAGAAGTCGTACCGGAGCAGCGGGTTCGTGTCGAGTTCGATCTTCAGAGACTTCAGGTGCGTCTCGGCCTGCGTCGCCGTGTCGGCGAACGCGGCCACGTAGCGCCGGTGGCCGTGCGCCAGCGCCCACGCGGGCAGGATCAGGAACAGCCAAGACGACTTGCCCGAGCCGCGAGGCGCGATCCAGCCATGCCGGTTGGCCATCGGCTCAGGGCTCTTGATCATCCACGTGGACGCGTAAGTGCACAGGTCCAGGTGGAAGTCACTGAAGCTGATCACGTGGCCGGTCTCTTCGGACTCCAGGTGATGGCCGAAGTAGGTCAAGCCGAACAGCAGCGGATCACGCCGCGTCTGACGGACCCGAGCAGCCGAGTGCGACAGCGCATCTAGGGGGTAGCGCTGTCGCACGTAGGCCTGCCAGTCGAACTCATCCGCCCGCATCAGGGTCCACCAGGCCGAGCAGGTGCTTGGGCAGATCGGGCGCCGTGATCTGGACGTCGGCCGCGGTGCGCTTGGGCGCGTCCGCGCCGACCAAGTCCGATCGACGCTTCTGGACGGCCAGCCGCAGCCTGATGGCCTCGAACGCCGGGCCGGGGTCGGTCAGCGGCGCGCCCGTCCGAGGGTCGACAGCGACCTGACCAGCCGGCGTTACCTTGACGTACTCGTTGTTCTCCAGCCGGTCCAGCACAGATTCCATGCTGTCCAGCTCACCGAGCATGACCTTGCGCAGTTCCTGCGGCGACTGCTCAGGGTTGTCCATCCAGTACCGCTGGACGGCGGCGCGCGCGGCCCCCATGCTCGCGTAGCCAGCGCCGAGCATGGTGTCCGACCAGGACATGCCCTCGGCTCGCAGAGCGGCGGCGCGGGCGCGCTTGGCCGCGCTCTCCGGTGTCACCTTGCGTCCGCGTTTCTGGGCCATGTTGCAAACCATAGCAATTGAACATCGGCATACGCGTGGTTAGGCGAGCCTGCCCTACTTTTTGTTGGGCGTCGCCCGTGCCGCCGCCTTGGCAGCTTCCCACTCGGCCAGCGCGGCAGCCGCCTTGGCGCGAGTCGCAGCGCTGACCTTGCCCTCACCCCGGGCCCAGCGCTGCGCGGTGCCGATCGCCAGCTGAATGGCGTTGCTCTTGCTGTGGCCACTCCGGATCAGCGCGTGAGCGATCTCGCGAATGTAGCCGGGCAGCCGAAGACCCGGGGTCCTGAACAGGTCCCCGGGTCCGAGCGGCGAACGGTCGTGCGCGCCTGCGGCCACAGCGGCAGGCTACCTCACTTGGTGAGCTTCTTGACCAGCCAGCAGATCGGGCACCGGCCGCAACTGTCCAGATCGTGCTCAGTCACTCTGGATGTCATCAATCCACTCGTCGATGATCTCGTCCAGCTTGTCCTTGCCCTTGGCGGCGTCGCCTTTGATGTGCTTCCCGGTGGCCTGCCCACGCTGCTGACTGGCCGGACGGTCCTTGTTGGACCCTCCGCCACCGCTGGCGTTAGTGCCCCTGTCCTTGCCCATGATCGTCATTCTCCAGGTCGGTTGACGGTGATCCAGGTGGACTTCAGCACGTCCAGCAGGTCGATCCGGAAGCGAACCGACTTGCTGGTCGTGCCATGCCGGACCTCGGTGCCCTCGGGCAGCTTGCCCGCGGTGCGCCAGTAGTCCAGCGTCCGAGGCGCGATGCCGAGATGCGCCGCCGCCTCAAGGCGGGTGAGCAGATCCGGTGTGTCCATGCCGCATATCGTAGCAAAACGTCGCAACGTTACGCCGGACCTGCCTCGAATCAGCCGCTGTGCCAGGTGCGTGCCGGCGGGCCTCCCGCCTCGGCGGCGATGGGGATGCTGTTGAGCTCCAACGTCATGCACTCCAGCAGGTGGGCCAGCGCGTCATCAGCCTGCTGCTCGGGCACCATGGCCACCACTTCGTCGTGCACCGGCATCACCAGTCCGCCGCCCCACGGCCCGCGTTCCCAGCGCAGCAGCGCGTCCACCAACAGCTCGCGAGCGCTGCCCTGGATCAGGTAGTTCGGGCCCTTGTGCGGCAACTTCGGGTCCAGGTGGATGACGCGCCCGGAGTAGGTGCGGAACTGCCGATGACCGGCGCGGATGCCCGAGCGAATCTGCTCGGACCAGATCGCCAGGTCCGGCGTGATCGAGTCCATGACTTCCACGGCCGCGGCGGCGATGGCCTGGCTGACGCCGGCCTGCTTGGCCAGGGTGGGGATGCCTCCGCCATAGATCCGGCCGAACACGATGCGCTTGGCCAGGGTGCGGTTGGCGTCGGCGTAGTCCTCCCCGAACACCTGCGCGGCGATCATGCGGTGGATGTCCAGGCCGTTGTCGATGGCGTGGCGCAGCATCCGGTCACCGGACAGCGCCGCGGCCACCCGCAGTTCCACCCCGGCGAAGTCGGCCGAGACGATCGACATGCCGTCGTCCGCGGCGATGCACTCCCGGACGCCGCCTTTCTTGCTGACCTGCTGCATGTTGGGCCGGACGCAGCTCATGCGGCCGGTGTCGGCGCCCAGCGTGTAGACCGTGGGCCGGATCCGGCCATCGCCGTGGGTGGTGGCGATCTTCCACGGTCGCAATATCAGCTTCAGCACGGTGTCGTGCTTGCGCCAGTCCAGGATCATCCGCGCCGCGTGCTGCGCGAGGTTGTGCGGCTCCAGCGCGGTGACGTCTTCCGAGCCGTCAGGCAGCTCCCACGCACCCGCAATGGCCTGAAGCACGTCCTTGGCCGCGGACACCCCTCTCGTCTTCGTCTGGCCCAACTGAGCGCCCAAAGCCAGCAGCTTGGTGGACACCTGCTTGGGGCTGCCCGGGTTGTCGATGCCGAGCTCGGCCCGCACCCGGCGCAGCAGCGTGTCCACGGCGTTCTCGTGCAACTCGTTCTGCTCCAGCACCGCAGCACGGTCAAGCGGGAAGCCGAGCGCTGCCGGTCGGGACACGATCGTCTGGACGGCGCGCTCCCGGGCGTGCACCTCGGGCTCAGGCTCGGGAAGGTCCAGCGCCAGCAGCGCGCCGTCCAGCACGTCGGCGCAGGCGTAGCTGATCATCGTGGAACAGCGCGGGTTCACCTGTAGCCACCCCGACTTCTCGGCCGGGTCGGTCGGGTCCACGTTGGTCAGCCAGCCGGCCGCCTTGAACAGCGCCTCACGCGCGTCATCGGCCGCGGGACTCATAGCCTGGTCGCCGAGCACCGCGGCCGCGGCGTCCTTGAGGCCCGGGGCGCCGCCGGTGGACGTCGGGTCCGCCAGCTTGGCCCGGATCACGGTGTCGTCCATCCGGGACCACATCTCAGCCAGGTCGCCGAGCCCCGCGTGGGCCAGCTCGGACAGGTCGGCCGCGGCGTTGTGCGCGTGCAGGGTCGGGGCCTTGGCCACCTGCCGGCGCACGATCTTCCGGCACTCCCCACAGCTCGCGTCCAGGTCGAAGGCGGCCACGGGGGTGCCGAGCTGCACGGTGCACAGCGCGTGGTCGGGATGCCCGATCGGGAAGCCCGAGTTCTCCACGTCCACGGTCAGGCAGCCGCGCGCCTTGGCCACCAGGTCGTCCAGCCTCGGGCCGACGTGCACGTGGCCGACGTGCCGGGGCGTCGGAGCGGTCCGCTGCACCAGCGCCGGCAGCTCCACGATCGGCCCGGCCAGCTCGATGATCAACTGCTGCTTGGCCAGCGCCTTGGCCTCACGCTTCGCCACCGCGGCCGAGGTAGCCGAGCGTGACCGCTTGGGGGCTACCTCACTCGGTTCGGGCACGGCCAGCGCCGTCCCAGGGGGTGTTACGGATCCGCCACCCTCATTTACCGAGGTCAAGGCCACATCGGTGGCGGATGTTACGGATAGAGGGGCCTGCTCCTTATAACCGCTATTGTTTACTGTATCGATATAGTTGTGATGTTGAGAGAGGAACTGGGGACTATCCGTAACATCCGTAACATCATGATCAACATATGGGTCGACCTGGGACTTTGACGTGGCGGATCCCCTCTCGGCATCCGCCACGTCATCCGTAACATCCGCCACCGGTGGCTCAAAACCAGCCGATGACGCCGGCATAGGTGGGATGACCCAACCATTGGCCGGCCCGTTCAGCTGAAGGTGCCGGTACTTCCCGTCCCTACGCTCCGTAGTCCCCACGCCGATCTTGGTCAGCCGCCGGCCGAACTCGATCATGGACGGAACGCCCCGCCGGCCGAACACCGGACTGATCTTGAACCACTGCGCGAAGTCGTCGTGCAGCTCGCGCGCCTTGGTGCCCGGGTTCGCCGGGGAGGTGCGCGCTTCCATCCACTGTCGGATCGGATCCTGCTCCCGGACCATGGCGTCAACCGCCTCGCCGATGCTGGCCGGTGTCGCCGAGTGGGCCAGCACGCCGGGGTTGCCGAGCACGCGCCCGGCCCGCGCCACCATGGCCGCCATGACCCCGGGCGCTTCCTGCGCCCACGCCGGCCCGTCGACGCCGCCGATTGCCGCCCGCGTGCGGGACACCCGATCGGGGTCGCCGTCGCACAGCACCACCCGGGCCCGATCGCGCAAGGCGTCATCGATCAGCTCAGGCGCGTCGTTCTGCATCAGCACCAGGGTGTGCGTCGGCTGCCAGGTGACCGGGTCCTTGCGCATCATGTTCCCGGTCAGCGTGCCGCCGCCGGTGAGCAGCTTGACCCGCTCCACCTTGTCCCGGTGGGTGGGCGCCGGTTCGTCGATGAACGCCAGCCGCAGGCCCTTCAGGCTGTAGACCACCGAACCGTGCGCCTCGGGCGCGATGATCAGCTTCTGGTCCGCCGGCCCGCCGTAGGTGCCGAGTAGGTCGGAGATCAGCATCACCACCTGCGACTTGCCGCGGCCGGTCTCCCCGTACAGCACGGGCATGACGCGCGAGCTGTGCCCGGTCAGGCCCACCGACAGCACGGTCAGCGCCCACTCCCTGATCTCGGCGTCCGGCCACACCGCCTCGGTGAACGCGTCCCACAGCGGCGTCGGCCCCTCCACCGGCGCCACCCGGGCGGCGTGGGTGTGCGGCGTGAGCGGGTCGATGTCGGCCAGCTGGCCGGTGCGCAGGTCCCACGCCTGCCCGGCGGCCCACAGAATCTCGGGCTGCGCGTCCAGCTCGGACAGCCGCACGTGGCTGGCGTGCCCCTGCGTGGCCAGCACGGCGCGGATCTTGTTGGCGATGCCGCTTGACCCGCGGGCCGAGTGGAACACAGCGTGCCGGTGCGCCTGCCAGTGCTCGGGCTCCCGCTCGCTGGGGTCCTTGGGCACCGGCCGCAGGCCTACGGGCATCCTCGGCGCCACCTCGGCGATCGCCCACGTGGCGGCGTCCCGGCTGATCACGTGCCAGCGGTCCGAGCCGCGCACCAGCCACGCGCCGGACTCGCTGTCCATGCGCAGGTTGGGGTGCAGGAAGCCGAGCACCCGTTCCGCAAGCTGCTGCTCGTTGCTGCCGGCGTCGGACGGGTCGAACATCTCGGGCAACGCGCCGTGCCGGCGGACGTGCTCCAGCGACGCCGCCGCGGCCGGCGGCAGGCCGGTCAGCGGATCGGCGGCGCGTTCGTCGTATACGTGGAACGGGCGTTGCGCGCCGTCGGCCAACCCCTGCCGAACCCAGAGCAGGTCATCGGCGTCCGGATCGGCGCTCCAGGCTCGGGCCACGGCGCCGTACAGCTCCCGCTCGGCCACCTCGGGCGAGAGCGCGCCGGCGCCCACGTAGCCGCCCAGGATCATGGCCGCTTTCATCAGGCGCAGCCGGTAGCCCTGTCCCGGCGCCGCGGGCTCGGACGCGTCGGCCACGGCCTTGGCGCAGGCGCGCGCCGCGGTCTGGCGGGACTGCGCTTCCTGTTGGCCGTAGAACTCGGCGAACACGTCGCCAGGCGCTGCCTGCTTGGCCGCGGGGCTAGACGCCTGGAGCAGTTCGATGTGGGCCGCGAGCGGCCGCAAGGCATCAAACTCACGACGATCGCCGGTTTCGCCGAGCGGCGGCGTGATCCACACATACGACGCTGGCTGACCGGTCACCTTGCTCGGTTTCACCGTGGGCGCGATGAACGCGAAGCCGTGGCCGTCCCCGCCCGTGCCGCCCTTGTAGTCGACGCCGGGCAGGATGGCGTCCCGCGAGCGCAGGCCCAGGCTCGGCACGAACCCGTGCAGGCCGCCGGACGGCGTGGCCGCGATGCCGAGCGCCGCCGTGACGGGCACGAACTCGGGCCAGCTGCCGCCGGACCGGGTGTCGACGTCGACCAGGTCCAGGCCGTGGCCCATGACGGCGCACAGCGCCCACCCGGGCCGCCACTCGGCGATGTGCTTCTCCGCCGCTTCGGCCACCACGTACTGCCAGCCGCGGGGGAGAGAGAAGCCGATCGGGCGGGAGGGGTCTGGCGGCGCGGCGAAGATCGGCACGCCCATCGCCGCCAACTGGCGGGCGATGTCAAGGGCCTGGCGGACATCCTGCTCAGGCTGTGAGGTCATGCTATGTTCTCCACGTTCTCTCTGTTCCACGCGTTGTGTGCGCGGCGCGATGGCGCGGTGGGACGTCGCTCTCCAGGCGATCAGGGCCCCGTCGAACTTCGGTTCGGCGGGGTCTTTTGTTGTGGGGCTTCGGACACTACACCGCGTGAACGGGGTCGGGACCGAGCCTAACACCCCAGTTGCAAAACGTCGCAACGGGCGCGTAGGGTGGCCCCATGACCCAAGCCTGGAGACCTGATTTCAGTAAGCCGGACGACCCGAACTGGAACACCGGCCCGGCACGGTGCCACAGCCTGTACCCGGCCATCAACACACCCGAACTGGCCACGATCACGCAGTCGGAACGCAGGTGCCAGCAGGCCGATGGGCACACCGGAAACCACGCGGCAGAGCGCACGACTGCCCCGCCGCTGATCTGGGCGCAGCACGAGCACGCCAATCGCAGCGCGGAATGGCCAGTGACCGAGGGGACGACCCCGCCGCACGCCGTCATCCGCCTGGACAACGGCGACGTCGAGAAGTTGCCCCGACTGGCCGCGCTGGTGGCGATGTACGACGCCGCCAAGTCGGCGGCCGACGCCGCGGCCGAGGCACTGAAGACGATCACGGACGGGATCAAGGCGGAGACCTCGGCCGCGGTGCCCGGAGGGACCGACTTCACGATCGTCAGCGGCACTCTGTCCCACCCGCTCACGCTCCAGTACGTGGTCAGCAACCGGGTGGACACCAAGGCTCTGCGCGCGATGCTGACCGCCGAGCAGTACGCCAGCCTGACCAAGCCGAGCGGGTCGTGGACCCTGAAGCGGAAGAAGTGACATGGCCGACTACGTGAGCGGCGAAGAGAAGTGCGGCGTGATTCGAATCGTGGAAGAGACGAACGGCACGGTTGCGCACACCTGCGCTCGTGCCGTTCGCCACGACGGGGAGCACAAGGATCGCGACGGCTCTCACTGGCTCGGCAAGGGCCCGATCCTGTGGCCGTCCGAGAAGCTGTGCGGCGTGCCGTACCTGCTTGAGTCCTCTGATTCGGGTAAGTACCATCTGGCGGACGGGCACGACGGGGAGCACAAGAACAGCACCGGTCGGTCGTACTCGACGGCCATGGCAGCGGTGCCGTCTGCCGAACACACGCCGCAGACCGGCGGCCCCGGCATGCGGCCGTGCGGCAACGTCGGCCCGTTCGACGGCATGACGTGTGCCCGGACCGTGGGCCACAGCGGCATACACGAGCACCCGCGCGCCGGCATGAAGGTGGTGTGGTCCGACGTGACCGAGGAGTCGGTGGCAAAACAGCTGACCGGGCTTCAGCGCAAGGTGAAGGCGCAAGCCAACCAGATCAACAAGCTAGAGGAACTGCGCAAGGCCGCCGCCACCAATCAGCCCGAGTATCAAGAACTGGTAGGGCGACTGGAAGCAGAAGTGCGCATCGTCAACGCGCAGGCGTCGCTGACTGAGCGGGAACACCAGTTCCGAGTCAGGGCGGAGCAAAAACGCGACAGTGATCGAGAACGCCGCGCCGAGCTGATCACCAACCTGGTGAATGACATCCGACACCACTTCGGAGAGCCACCTGTCGCCGGCTCGGCCACGTGGGCGGACCTGCGCGCGCAGGTGGGTCGGCTGACCGATCGGGAACGCCAGTTCCGGATCAGGGCGCAGCGGGAGCTGGACGACACGTGCGAGCGGCTCAACATGGTGAATGTGAAATCGTCCGACCGGTTACGTAAGCTCGGTGCCGCTCTCGGTGTCGACATCAGTGGCCAGACGTGGGACAACCTGATCCAGCGGGTGGCCGAGCTGAAAAAGTCTGCCGGTTCAGTGTGGAGCATGGGGCAGCCGTCCGGGCGATTGGGAGAACAGGGCGTCACGTTCAGCCTGCCGTACACGGCAACCACGCCGCTGGCCTCACGCGTTGACGAACTGACCAAGCGTGTCGACGCGCTAGAAAGTCCCGGGCAGAATTGCCTCAACCGCTACTCTGCGACGGGTCCCGGGCGCAACCTCGTGTGCGCGCTCCAGGCGGGGCACGCGGGCAGCCACGTGGATAGAACAGGGGCATCCTGGTGACCAGCGATAACGTTTTCGAGGTCGGCGACGCTATTCAGCGAATCGCGGACGCTGTGGATGCGTGGCGAGATCGCGCTGAAGCGGCCGAGCTGGCGCTGGTTCAGATGGAATGCGGAACGGGCGTCAACGACGACACGGACTCTTTGCCGTGTATTCGAGTCAAGGGGCATCGCGGTACGCATATGGACGCAGAGGGAGGGTCCTGGTGACCGGCGATGATATTTTCGGGCTGTTCGAGCGGCTGGACCGGATCGCGGTTGCCCTGGAGCGGATCGCTGATTCAGCCCAACCGGTCACCACTACGGCGACGGATACCGTCTCGCCGATGTACCGGCGAGCGTGTGGCGCGGTGCACCCCACGGCGCCGTGGCCCTGCCTGCTGACCGCTGAGCACGGGTGCCGGCACATGGACGCGAATGAGCGTCGCTGGTGACCGCGGCCCCGAGCCCCGCCGACTTTATGGGCAGCGCGCCCATGGCCGCGGTCAGCGGCAACACCGAGTGGGCTACCCGGATGGCGCGCACCGTCAAGGACGTGGTCATCCGGGCGTCCAATCGGGCGCCGCGCTCGCTACAGGTCCATCTCGGCCCAAGCGAGCTCGGTGTGGAGTGCGACCGCCAGGTGGTCGGGAAGCTGCTGGCCGAGGCGCGCACCAACCACGTGTCCGACCCGTGGCCCTCGGTGGTCGGCACCGCCGTGCACGCGTGGCTGGCCGACGCGTTCGAGGCGGACAACCAGCTCACTGACCAGCAGCGGTGGTTCGCCGAGCGCCACGTGGTCCCGCATCCGGAGCACGGCGGCACCGGCGACCTGTACGACGCGCACGAGCGCGCCGTGCTGGACCACAAGTGCCTCGGCGAGTCGAGCCTGAACAAGGTGAGGTCCGGTCGCCCGCCGCGCAAGTACCGGCGGCAGCTGCTGCTCTATGGCCTCGGTTTCATCCGGCTGGGCCTGCCGGTGGAGCGGGTGGGGATCATCGCCTACCCGCGCACCGGCAGCTCGCTGGACGGCCTGTACGTGTGGGAGATGCCGTTCGACGGTGATGCCTATGTGGAACTGGCCGACACCTTCGCTGAGACCGACCGGCGCAAGGGCTACGCCGCCGCGGTGCGGGCCGGCGGCCTGCACATCGACGACGTGCCGCGGTCGCCGAGCTCGGACGAGTGCTATCATTGTCCCTTCTACCGGCCGCAGAGCGCCAAGGACGGGGGGACTGGATGCCCGGGTACGGTGGCGTGATTGAGCATCGATTGCCGAGTGGCCAAATCACCACAGTGGACGCCGCCGATGCTGTTCTATTGACAAAATATCGATTCCGTGCGTTGCCACGAATGCATACGACGTATGTGGCGGCGCGCGTCGGCACGCAGAACCTGTACCTGCATCGGTGGCTGATGGGCGCAGGGGCTGGACAAGTGGTGCACCACCGAGACCGCAACGGCTTGAACAATTGCCGATCGAACCTGGTTCTCACCGACCAGTCGACGAACATCGGAAACAAACGTGTGCTCAAGCAGACCAAGACAGGTTATCGGGGCGTGCATCTGCGCGCCAAAGACGGCCGGTATGTGGCGGAGATCAAAGTCAGATACCGGAAGCGTCATCTTGGCTCGTTCAGTACCGCGTGGGATGCTGCGCAGGCGTACAACGCCGCCGCTACCGAAGCGTGGGGAGAGCACGCGGTGCTGAACGAGCCGCAGAGCGCCAAGGACGGCGGCAGCGGCTGCCCGGGAACGGTGATGTGATGTCCCACGAAGTCAGGTTCTGCCCCAACGGCCACCCGTCCGACGACGTGGGCCGGTGCTTGCACACGGGGTGTGCCTACTGCGACCCGATCGTCACCAAGACCACTCGCAAGAAGGACGGCATCAACATGGGCCCGCAGGGCGTGCGCCGACCGGGGCGCCGGAAGTAGTAGTTGCAATACGTCGCAAAGCGTGTAGATTGAGCAGTGGCAGCCGGTCTGACCGGCAGGACCACCCGCAGAGAAGCCAGCCGAGCAGGGCGACAGCCCCGGCGCACGAGGCGACCGATGCGAGTGCGAGTCTCGACCCGGGCCCTACAGTCTGGCCGGGCTGGCTGCCTTCTGCCCGCCCCTCTTCAAGTGCATGTCGCAGGGGCGGGCACCAACTCACCAGCAGAATCGAGAATCGCGATCATGACTCAGCCGTACAACCCCCAGTTCGGGGCTCCTGTGCAGCCGCAGCAGGGCTACCCGATCAACCCGCAGTTCGGCGCTCCGCAGCAGCTCATGCAGCCGCTGCCCGTGCAGCCCGGCTACCCCCCGCAGCAGTACGGCCAGATCCCCCCGCCGGCACAGCCGCAGGCCCCGCTCGCGCAGGGCACCCTGGACGACTTCTTCGACCAGCCCACCGTGGGCGGCGGGCAGGCGCTGAAGTTCGCGCAGCTCGGCACCGAGTACTACGTGGAGGTCACCCGGCCGATCACCAAGGCCGACGTGCAGCAGCAGACTGACACCCGCAACATCCCCCAGTACTTCAAGGACGGCCGGCCCAAGTTTCAGATGTTGGTGCCGGTGCACGTGCTCAACAGCAACGTGCCGGACGCCATCGGCACCACCTCGGTGTTCTACCTGAAGGGCGCCACCCGCGAGAAGCTGGCCGCCGCTATGGCGCACGCTGGCGCGCCGGCGGGGCCGCCCGAGGCCGGTTGCCGGATGCGGCTGCGGTACGCCGCGGACGTGCCGACCGGCGCGGGGTTCAACCCGCGCAAGGACATCGACATCGTGTACGAACGGCCGGCCGCGGCCAACTCGGGCGAGTCGCAGCTCCCGCCCGAGGTCCACGCTGAGCAGCAGGCCGCTGCTCCGCTACCGCAGATGCAGGTCCCGCAGGCTCCCCCGGTTCAGCAGCCGCTGCCGCAGATGCAGTACGGGCCGCAGGTCACCACTCCGCCGTGGACGCCCCCGCAGATGACGATGCCCACCGATCCACAGCCCGCGCCGCAGCAGCCCGTGGTCCAGCAGGCGAACGGGCTGCCCGCCCCGCCGGCGGGGCTGACGCCCGAGCAGCAGGCCGCCTACGCCACGATCCTGGCGCAGACCGGCCAGCAGCCGCAGGGCTGACCGTCAGACCAGCGGCCCGCTGTTCGCCACGTAGTGCCGGACAGCGGGTCGTTTCTCACCCTGGAGAGGTGTAGACCAATGCGTAGGTTTGTGTATTCAGTGGAGATCTTCAGCCCGGAGAACCGTGCCAGCACCGTGTTGCCCATCGAACTGGGCGACGCCGACCGCGCCGAGCGGGTGGCGCAGGCGTACCGGAACACGACGCACCTTGCGGCTCGCGTGGTTCAGCGCGGCACGTGGGAGGAAGTGTGAATCCCAACACGGACCAACTCGGCTCGGCGCTGATCGGCCTGCTGGCCGGGCTGCCCGTCGCCGCGGTGGCGGTGCTGGCCGTGGTCGGTTTCCTGCTCGGCGGCCGGGGCAGCAAGGGCAGTCCGTTTCGCGCGCTGGCGTGGGCGTTGCTGTTCGTGTTCCTGTTCGCCGTGTTCGGCTCGCTGATCATGGGCGTGATCACCTACGTGTTCCACCCGGGAGGGGCGAGTCGATGAGACTGCACTGGCACGGCATCCGCTCATGGGGCCGGGGCTGTTGGGGCCCGTGGCCCTGCGTGTGGCGCAAGCGATTCGGCGTCGACCTCGGCCCGATCTCGGTCAGCTGGCGGCGCAAGTGAAGCTGCGCTGGAAGGGGCGAGACCGCGTGTGGCGCGCGTCCGGGCCATGGGCCTGGGGCCGCCGCCGAACTGTGTGGACGGAACTACTGGATCTTGGGCCGTTCGTTGTCGCGTGGCGGAGGAAGCGATGAACGCCCTTCACGGCGAGTTGGCCGCCGATGGGCGCACCGTCATCCTGTTCGCGGTCGGACCGCAGGTCGAGCAAATCGCCGCTGGCCTGGCGCTGCTGACCCCCACGCTCTCCTCGGCGGGCAAGTCGGGTGTCAACCCGCTCGGCGCGCTGAAGGTGCCTCTGTCCTGGGCGCTGTGCGTCCAGCTGGCCACGCAGTACCCGAACGTGTGGCGACCGGGGCCGAGACTCCAGGCGTGGCTGCTGACGCAGGTTCAGGCTCGGTTCCGGGCGCCGTGGACCGATCACGAGATCGAGGCGGTTCGGGTCCACATGCCGCTCGACGCGCCCGAGCCCTACGCCTACCAGTGGGAAGGTGCGTGGAAGCTGGCCGGCGCCGGACGGGGCTTCCTGTTCGACGACCCGGGCACGGGCAAAACGCTGACCGCGCTGCTCGCGGTGCTGTGGATGCGCGCGCTCGGCGCGCTGCCGATCGCCGGGCCGATCCTGATCGTGGCCCCCAACACGGTGCAGGACTCATGGGTGCGCGCGGTGCACACCTGGACGAACCTGCGTGCGGTGGCCTACCGCGGGTCGCCGAAGCAGCGAGCCCGCCTGGTCGGCACCGCCGACGTCTACGTGACCGCGTACAGCCTGACCTACCGCGACGCAGCCGCCCCGCACCGCTACAACAACGGCATGTCGACCCCCGGCGGCGCGCTGTGGAACATGCAACCGGCCTGCGTGATCGTGGACGAGTGCCACGCGATCAAGAACAAGGACACCGCGCAGAGCCTGGCGGTCCGCCGCCTCGGCGCGCACGCCCCGGCGACGTTCCTGCTCTCGGGCACGCCCATCACCCACACCGTGCGGGACCTCTGGCCGGCACTGGCCACCGTGGAGCCGGCGGCGTTCCCGAGCGGGGAGCGCTACACCGAGCGCTACGTGGCCACCGCCCGCGGCGACTACGAGGACACCGTTCTCGGGCTGAACGAGTTCCGCGAGCCCGAGTTTCGTCAGGTGCTGGCCGGGCAGTATCGCCGGCTGGCCAAGGCCGACGTGCTCTCGCAGCTGCCGCCCAAGGTGTACTCGGTGCGCGAGGTCGAGTTGCCGACCGAGTGGCGGAAAGCCTATGACGAGATGGAACGCGACATGCTCGCGCAGCTGCCGGACAGCGGCGAAGAGCTCTCGGTCATGGGCGCGCTGGCCCAGTTGACTCGGCTGTGCCAGCTGGCCGGGTCGGCGGCCGACACCTGGACCGAGATCGAGATCCAGGAGGACAAGGAGACCGGGCTGCCGGTCGAGGTGGCCGTGGTCAAGGTGAAGTTGCGCGCGCCGAGCTGGAAGGCCGACGCGCTGATCGAGCTGCTGGATGAGCGGCCCGGGCAGCAGGTGGCGGTGTTCGCGCCGAGCCGCCAGCTGATTGACGTGGCCCATGAGCTGGTGGTCAAGGCGGGCTACCGCTGCGCCACGGTGGTCGGCGGGCAGTCGGCGGCCGAGCGCACTGCCGAAGTGGACGCCTTCCAGGCCTGTGAGCGTGACGTGGTGCTGCTGACCACGCAGGCTGGCGGTGTCGGCCTGACGCTGACCGCGGCGTCGACGGTGGTGTTCCTTCAGCGGCCATGGTCCTATGTGGAGGCAAGCCAGGCCGAGGATCGCTGCCACCGCATCGGTTCCGAGATCCACGAGTCGATCGAGATCATCGACATCGTGGCCAAGGACACCGTGGACAGCCGCGTGCGCGCGGTGCTGCGCGAGAAAGCGGGCGCGCTGGCCGAGCTTCTGGAAGACCCGCGGATCATGGCCGAGGTTTTGGGAGGTGCGAAGTAGATGCCCAACGGCAACCAGCGCGGAAGCGCCGCCGAGCGCCGAGCGCGGCGTCAGTGGCTGCTGGACACCTTCGGCGACGGCGTCACGGTCATGTGCTTCCTGGAGCTGTCCGACCACTGCGAGATGGATCTGACGATCGACACCCTGACCGTCGACCGGATCATCCCCGGCCGCCTCGGCGGTCGCTACGTCCGGGGCAACATCCAACCTGCCTGCCGGCCGTGCAACGACCACCAGGGAGGGAAACTGAGGTGGGCGACGTGATCATCATCGGAGTGGACCCTGGCAGCACCACCGGGCTGGCTGTGCTGGAACTGGTCGACGGCCGGTACCAGTGCCTGCACGTGGAGCAGATCCCCGCCGGCGACTTCCCGGACCGGTTCGACGCCGTGGTGACCGAGATGCGCGCCCGCGGCACGTTGCCGAACGAGTTCCACGTAGCCACCGAGGCGTTCGTGGTGCGCGGCCGAGCGACGCGCAGCCGGACGCCCAAGGGCGGAGAACACGCCCGGCGCGTCAACGGCTGGCTGCACGCCTCCCTGCCCCCACACCAGCTGTCGGTGCGCTCGGCGTCGCAGGTCAAGAAATGGGCCACCGATCGGCGGCTGGCCGCGGCTGGCATTCTGGAGCAGACCAAGGGAATGGGCCATGCCCGCGACGCGCAGCGTCACGCGCTGTTCGCCGCTCGGATGGACCTACAGTGGCCGGATCCGCTGTCGGTGACCTACCCCAAGGACAAGATCGTCAGTGCCTGACAACCACCTGGAGAGTGGACCATGAGAATGCATACCAGCGACATCCAGCGCAGCCGCAGAACGGCGCGGCTGATGGATCGGCCCGAGCAGTCCCCGGCGATCGAGACCAGCTGGCAGCCGCCGGACTGGACGAATGACGGCGAGTGCCTGGAGCTGGCCTACGATCCCGAGTGGTGGTTCCAGCCCAGCAACTCGCCAGACACCCACAAGGCCAAGCGGCTGTGCACGCTGTGCCCCGTGCTGGCGCTGTGCCGTGAGTACGCGTTCACGCACAAGATCACGGATGGCACGTGGGGCGGGCTGTCCGAAAAGGAGTTGCGCAGCATCCAGCGGGCCAAGGACATCCTGGCCAAGGCCGAAGGGGTCAAGGTCCGGGCCACTGCCCGCGGATACGACGTGGGTACCGTGACGCCCCGGAAGCGAACGACGGCATGAGGTGCCAACACTGCTACGCGGACATCCGCGAGGCTCGGCTCACCGAGTACGCAGCCACCGATCTGACGGAAGGAAAGCCGCTGCCGTCGACGTGGCTGTCTGCCAACTTCGCGTCACCGTTCTGCGTCCGGGACCTGTGCGCAGCCGGCGGCTTCCATGAGATCAAGCACGCGCCGATGCCCGTGGTGTGACAGGGCCCCTACTCGCTGCTACCGAGCAGGGGCCCTATCGGGTTCAGGCAGTCGGCTGGTCGAACTGCGGTGCCTGGGTGGTGATGACCGGCGCCGCAGTTCGGGCTGGCGCGGCGGCCTGCGCCGCGGCGTGGCCGGGCGCGCTCAGGTCGATGTTGGTGTTGGCGAACGCCGGGGTCACCTGGTCGGCCACCGTGTCCACGGTCTGGCGCGCCGTAGCAAGGGCAGCAGCGGTCTGCGCTGAAACTCCCAGGGACTTGGCGACAGCGGCAGCCACGGCCAACACGACGCCGGCCAGGATGCCGACCCACGCCGGCAGCCCAGGGAGAACGAGCGGCGCTGCTCCAGCGGTGCCGATGGCGAGCAGAGCCTGGACCGCCGTCGCGACGGCGCGCTCGGCAGTGTCCTTTCCATTCATGATCGAACCTTTCAGCTGGCCGGGCCGGCGGTGCCGGTCAGGTTGACGGTCAGCACCTTGGCGGCGCTGGTGTTGCCGGGGATGGCGGCCACCGCGGCCAGCAGGGCCGTGGACTGCGCGGCCAGCTGCGCCGGCAGCTTCTTGACGGCGTCGGACGCGGCCACCGAGTCCACGTACCGCTGGTGGTCCATCCCGTAGATGATGACCGCGCCGGGCGTGCTGGCCGCCTGGAGCGCGAACGCCTCGGCGCTCGGATGGCCGATCAGCGTCGTGCCCTGCACACGGGCGCAATCGGGGTAGGAGCCGTCCGCTGCTCTGGTGGTCAGGTCGATCAGGAATTCCATGGCTTCCGGCCTTCCGGGTGGGGTGCCGCCGAACAGCGCGGCCAGTTGCGCCCGGGAACCCCGGAACGCCGAGACGTCGATGGCCGAGTAGCCGCCGACGCTGATCGAGCTGCTGAACTGCCACAGCGCCGGCACTTGGCCGCCGTAGGCCGACCAGCCCGCGCCGCCGTCGCCGCCGGCCGCCGCGTAGACCGCGGACGCGCCGGCGCCGCTGACCGGGTACTGACTGGACCACAGAGCGCCGATGTCCCTGGTGTCGGTGTTCAGACCGCCGTTGGCCGACAGCCACCACGCCGGGCAGTAGAGCAGCGGCACCACGTAGCCCGCGCCTCGCAGGGACGCGCTCAGGGCTCGCGCGGTGGCCACGTCGCCGCCCGCTTCCAGGTCCAGCATGACCGGCACCGAGCGGGGCACGTAGCCGCGGATGTTGGCCAGCTGCCCGGTCACGTCGCCGGCGTGCACGTAGTGGTAGGCGATGGTCGGCTTGCCGGTTACCTGCGCCCGCGCGAGCTGCGCGGCGAAGGTGGGGTTCCGGTACGTGCTCCCCTCGGTCGCCTTGATCGCGAATCCGTCCAGGCCGCTGCCGGCGTAGTCGAAGTTTGGCTGGTACCCGCTGGTGTCCGCGATGAGCAGCGTCATGGCCGCGCCTTCCACCAGAGCCGCCAGGGGAACCACAGGAGCGCCACCGCGATGGCCTTGCCGGCTACCGAGCTGGGCGACGAGAACACCGCCGTGTGACCGAGTGCGGCGTTGATCGCGCCGGGGGTGAGCAGCGACAGCAGCATCACCGGCAGCGACAACAGGAGTTGGCGGGCCGCCCGCTGCGCGGATGTCTGCTTGCGCCGCAGCCACGGCTTCCACGCGGTCACGGTGTAGGTGGCCAGGAACGCCGCCGACAGCCCGATGCCGAGCAGCTGTAGCGCCCACGCAGCGATGATCATGATCCCTCCGCGATGCGGTGCGCGGCGGCCACCAAGGACTCAACCAGGTGGTTGCGCTCCCAGATCTGCCTGCCTGCGTCCACGATCGGCTCGGCCTGCCGGCGCCGGGCGTCCGCGCCTTCGCGCTTCACCCGCTGCACACGCAGCGCTTCCAGCGCCTCAGGGTCAGGCGTCGGCGTGGACGATTCGGTCTGCTCGTGCCGCCAGAAGCGAAAACCGGTCATGTTCCCTCACCTGCTGCTTGTGGGAGCTGCTCGGGGAGTTGCTGGCTCAGCAGCTGGACAGAGCGTACGGACACATTGGCCGCCGCGAGCAGCGCGCGCGTGGTCTCCCGGTCGGTGTCGGCCCGGTCGTCTGCCTCGCGCGCGATCGTCTTCCACGTCTCGGCGTCCAGTCTGGCCTGCGTGATCTCGCGTTCCAGCTGGGTGAGGGTCACCCACTTGCCGGTGGTGAACTTGCGGACCACGTAGACGCCGAGCAAGACGCACAGGAAGTAGCCGCCCGTCACGCCGAGCACGCCTGACCAGGCGGTGGGGTCGAACCCTTCCGGCATCGGACGTACTCCTCACGTAGGAACGTGACGCGCGAGCGGAGCCCAGGTTGCGTCGTGCACTGAGCGTAACTTGCCCTGCGACGTTTTGCGGTGCGCTACGATGTTGCAATGAGTTGCAAACGGTCGATCTTCGGCTGGTCGGCGGGCCCGGGCGGCAGCCAGTGGTACCGCCTGGCGCTGCCGCTCGCGGCGCTGAAGTCCCTGTACGGGTGGGAAGTCGAGGTGAGCACCGGCTATCCCGAGAACCGGGTGAACTCCCCGGCCGACATCGTGGTGGTGCAACGGCCCATGACCGAGGTGGCGCAGCGCACCATGCGGCACTGGTCGCGGAAGTCGCTGACCATGGTCGTCGCCGAGTTGGATGACGACATGTGGTCAATTCCGCCGGACAACCCCGCGCACCGACTGGCCGCGCCCGAGCTGCTGGGCAGGCTTGACGCCTGCCTCGGCTATGCGGATCTGGTGACCGTGTCGACCACGTACCTGGCCGAGGTGGTCAGCAAGCGCACCACAACGCCGATCCGGGTAGTCGGCAACTACGTGCCGGCAGCGCTGGTCGACCGGCCGCGCAGGGCCCGGCGTGGACACAAGATCACCGTGGGGTGGGCGGGGTCGCCAACGCACCTCGGCGACTGGCAAGCCAACGCCGCCGGCATCTGCCGAGCGCTGGACTACTCGAACAAGATCGACTTTCACATGATCGGCGCGGACTACAGCGCCGAGGTGGCTAACACGCTGCGCGCTATTCGGCACACCCCGTTTCAGCAGGGCATCACCGATTACTATGACGCGTTGGACTTCCACGTGGCGTTGGCTCCGTTGGCTCGCACTGAGTTCAATCTGTCCAAGTCGGACATCCGAATCCTGGAGTCGGCGGCCATCGGCTCGGTGCCCGTGATGTCGAATTGGGGACCGTATGCGAAGGTGTCCGGTCGTCACGTATACAGTTCGGGAACACCAGTGAGAGAACGCGATAACTGGCGGCAACACATCGCCGATCTGGTGTCGAGCCCCCAGCAGCTTCACGACGAACGCGGTGTGTGGAAGGAATGGGCCAAGGCCCGAACGATCGAGACCAACGTTCACCGTTGGCACGACATCTACGAAGGAGCGTTGAGCAGTGGCCAAGGAAGCGCCGTCAAAGCCCGAACCGCCGACCTGTAAGAAGTGCGGAGAGTCACTCGACAGCCACCGGTGCGAGAAGTGCGGCGGCTGCTGGGTTCTCTGCCCGTGCTCTTAACCCCCTGGAGAGCTGATGCCATTCTCAAGTAACCTCTGCAAAGCTGAAATCAGGGACTGGCTGCGTGAATTGCGCCCGGCCACGATCCTGGACATCGGCGCGGGCAGCGGCGTTTACAGCCGGCTGTTCCGGCCGATCCTGCCGTGGTCCACGTGGGTGGCGATTGAGATCCACCAGCCGTACGTGGCTCAGTTCGACCTGAAGTTGCACTACGAGCAGGTCATGGTGGAGAACGTCCTGCACGCCAACATCGGACCGGACGCTTTCGACGTCGTGATCCTCGGTGACGTGTTGGAGCACATGACCGAGAACGACGCCGCGTCGGCGCTGCGCCGGGCGTGGATCTGGGCCACCAAGGGCGTCATCGTCTCAGTGCCGCTCGGCCACTGCCCGCAGGGTCCGAGCGAGGGCAACGAGCACGAGGCGCACATCAGCGAATGGGATATCTACGGGTTCCCCCGGTTCGCGCACAACGCTATGAAGATCCGACACGACAAGTCGGTAGTTCGCAAGGACGCCGACTACACGATCGGGGCGTATCTGTGGCTGAAGTGACGAACGACATCACGGTGTGCATCTCCAGCATCCCGACGCGTACGGACATGCTGCGCCGAGCGCTGAACAGCGTGCTCAGGCAGACGCTCCCGCCGGCAGCCGTCGTCGTGGAGATGGATCACGAGCGGACCGGTTCAGCGGCCACCAAAAACCGAGCTATGGCTAAGGCCAGAACTGAGTGGATCGCCGTGCTAGACGACGACGACCAGTTTCTGGCGAACCACCTGGAGCGGTTGCGCGAAGCGGCTATCGTCACCAACGCGGATGTCGTCTATTCACTGCCTCGGGTGCTGAATGTGTACGGCGACGAGATTCCGCGTCAGCCCGATTGGGGCGGAGGCGCGGTGTTCGACCCCGAACTGCTGCGCCGCAAGGCCTACATTCAGACCACGTGTCTGGTGAAAACCGAGTGGGCTGATTTCGTCCGAGGATTCGAATTCGTCAAGGACGAGACCGGCGCGGTGAACGACGATCACGGTTTCTTCCTGAAGCTGCTGAACGCCGGCGCCCGCTTCCATCACGTGCACGATCAGACGTTCGTTTGGAACCACCACGGCGTCGGGGCCCCCGGCGTCTCAGGCAACACGTCCGGTCAGCCGGACCGCTGGTAGAGGAGAGAATCGTGGCTAACGGAGAGTGCCCGAAGTGTCACGGCGTCGGCATCGTCAACGGCCGGATCTGTTCGACGTGCAACGGAACCGGCAACGGGTAACAGCTCGGTAACGATGGCCCGGAAGTTGCGACGTTTTGCAACTTCCGGGCATACGCTGGTCCCACAACAGCAACCGGATCGAGCACCTGGAGAGCACGAGATGGCGAAGACGAAGCGGTACGCGGTCAGCGAAGACGGCCTGCACGTCATGAACACCCACACCGGCCGAACGGTTCTGCTGCCCCAGGGTGTGCGCGCCCAACTGGCCAAGGGCACCCCGTACTTCAGCCGCAGGGAAGCGGTGCGCGACTTCGTAGCCGAGAAGAACGGTCGATGACCAGTTCCCGCAGGGTGTACCGGGCGGTCCCGTGGCGGACCGCCCCGCACCCGTGGTTCTCGTTCGTCGTCTTCACCCTGATCGTGATGTCGATGCTGGTCGGCGTTGTGATCGGCATCTTCCGCTACCACGCGCCGGCAACCGAACCGCTACCGTCGACGTCCTACAGCCACACGATCGGAGCGACCCCGTGACCGAGAAGCGTTTCGCGGTGGTCGCCACCGCGCTGGCCGTTCTGCTGCTCGGCAGCGCCGCCGTGGTGGGCGCCGCTGTCGCGCCGGCCCCGGTGAACCGCTGCTGGTCCACCGCCGAGTACACCTGTCCCCCGTCTGGAGAGACGAAATGATCGAGCGCCACCCCGCCGGCCGCAGTTGCGCGCTGGCCCTGCTGGCCGTGGCCGGCGTGCTGACCGCAAGCGGACTCGCGATCGGCCACGCCATCGCCACGCAGAACGACCCCGCGCAGCCGGCCACCGCACCCGTGGCCGTCGTGCAGACGCTGGCCCCGACCACCACGCCGGCCATCACCACGACGCCGGCAGCGACCACCACAGCCCCGGTCGCCGCGCCGCGTGCGGTGGTCGCCGAGCCGACCGCCACTGAGGAGACGACCGTGACGAACCCGCCCGCTGGTCCCACTGTCGATGACACCGGCCGCCGGCTGCCCCCGCCACCGAGCGCTGGCGCGCCGGCTGAACCGGGCGTGGATTACAACGACGGCAGCCAGGTGGGGCCGGTCACGCCGGACCCCGGCAACTGACGCCCGATCACCGAACAGCCCCCGGTCCGTGGCCGGGGGCTGTTCGCTGTGTCAGGACTGCCGCAGGTAGCAGTTGTCGACCTGCGCCGCGATCTGGCCGGTGTTCGTCCAGTTCACCTTGATGTCCACCGGCACATCCGTGAAGTGCTTGACCGCGGTCAGGTCCACAATCCTGGTGCTGGTGCCGAAGCTCGGCGTCCAGCTGTCCACCTGGACCAGGTTGACCCACAGCGTGTAGGTGGGCACCACCGCACCGGACGCGGCGCCGCCGAGGAAGTTCAGGTAGAGCTTCGGGTGGGTGACCATCGCGATGCGCCCGTGCCATAGCACGTTGCCCTGCGCCATGCCGCTAGCCGCCGTGTTGATCGAGTAGTAGCCGAGATACGCGCCGTTGCTCGCGGTGCCCGGGACTACCGGAACGAACTGGGGATACATCGGCAGCGCCAGATACGGCTTGGCCAGACCCCAGCCCGCCAGCGCGTCCGGGCTGACTTCGTTGTTCGCGTTGTCGGTGGCGTTGTACAGCCCCCAAGCCGCGGTGGCCACCACGTGGTTTGTGGGCGCGTCCGCGTAGGTGACGGGGAAGGTCTGGAAGATCCGGTTGCCGTTCTGGTTGATCACGTACCAGACGAACGGCGCGCCGTTCGGCCACTTCAGCACCGCATCCGCGTAGGAGGCGACATCAGCGGTCACCGAACCGGGCGCGGTGACGGACAGCGAGGTGGGAGTCAGTCGGCGCAGCTCGGCCAGCTGCCGTTTGACATCGGCCAGCTCGGCGGCCATCCACGTGACCGGGTCTTGGCCGCCCGCCCCTTGGGCTACCGATGTGGCACGGTTCGCTACCATCTGTCCGCCTCACGACGCGTCAAGGATGTGGGCCAAGCTGCTGTCGTCTGGGCCGTTGGCGATGCCGAGCAGGCGCTGGGTGTACAGCCCATCGGGGATCCAGAAGTGCCCCTGCATGTTATAGGCCACGGCCTGTCCTGGAGCGTAGCCGCCAGCCGGGGCCGCGCCGTCTAGCCGGACGCGAGCCGACCAGGCCTTGACCACTCGGCCGTTCTGCGCCTGGTCGGCGTTGGCCCATCCGTTGATCTCGGTCTGCGTGGTCACGGTGGTGTGGCCGCTGTCCACGCCTTCCAGCACCGGCCAGCCGTTGTTCTCCAACGTGGCGTCCGCGCTGTATCCCCACACCAGGGACCCCGCGTCGGTGCCAGAGCCCTTGGCGTAGGTGCGCGTGGCCATGCCGGACGCGCTGGCCGGCGGGATGACCGAGATCAGATTGGTCCCGTAGTCGAACACCACCGGCTGCGAGGCGTTCGTCAGGTACGGGTTGCCGATCAGGGCCTGATGACGGATCACGCCCGGCGCGCTGAAGTAGGGCTGGAAGCAGATGTCCGGGCCGTTCTGCACCTGGGTCAGCTCTTGAAGCCGCTGGCCGAGATAGGCGAGATCCGACACGGGGTAGTTGCGGACGTTGGTTCCCGAGTCCCCCGCGGCGGCCGGCACGTCCAGCGGCAGCGTCCCGCGGGTGAGCGCGTCGGTCAGCATCGACCGGGCGATGTCTCGCAGGGTCAGCGGCCCGTACGCGGCGACCGCGCTGATCCCTGAGGCGTTGGTCCAGCTGGCCGGGGCCATCAGCCGGGCCATGAGCAGCGACCAGAACCCTGAGAAGCCGATGACGACGCTCGGCACGCCGCTGGTGGCGGTGTCGTCGCTCGGCGTGCACACCCACGCCGGGCCTGCCTGCCCAATCCAGTCGGAGGGCAGCCGGGTGCCGTAGCAGACGGCCACGCCGAACCGGCCCGCGCCGACTTCGAAGTACGTGCGCAGCTTGTCCGCCGAGAGGGCGTCCTTGTACTGCTCGGGCAGTGCGGTGACGCCGTCGCCCACCGGCGTGACGACGCTGCCTGAGCAGTTCGGCGTGTTCACCAGGTTCTGCCACTGCGGCACGCCGATCAGCGGCAACTCGTCCACCACAGCTCCGGTCTTGTTCTCGTAGACCAGGCTGTACCAGCTGTTGTCATCCGCCGGATTCGGCGTCAGCGGCAGCACGTCTAGCGAGCGAACAGCGCCCGTGGTCATCAGACACACTCGTACGGGCCGAAGGTGATCTCCAGTTCGGAGCTGTTGCTCCACGTGTAACCGGCGTTGCCGGGGCTGACCCACACCAGCGAGCTGTTCAGACCGAAGACCTGCATCCCCGTGTCGCTCGGGTTGACGATCACCCACACGGGGCGATTGTTGCCCGAGCCGTCCAGGATGCGGCCGGTTCCGGACACCAGGCCGGCGGCTGACCCGCTGGCCTGGATGGGCAGAGCGACCAAGGGCACGCCCGTGCCCAGGTTGGCGGTGGCGGCTGGCACGAACTTGACGTTGAGCCACACTGACTTGCCCATCCGCCGGTACCGGGCTGTGAACGTGCCGGCGTTATTGAGCAGCCCGGACATGGTGGGGGTGTAGGAGATCCACGGAGCGGTGGACGCCAGCGGCGCCCAACCGGAACCGTCCCAACGCTCGATTCCAGTGCCGCCGGTGATCAGCGTGGAGTCTCGCAGTTCGCCGACACGAAGACCCGCGTCGGCGGCGGCGTCGCCGGCCAGCAGTGACCGAATGCCGTCGAAATGCCCAGCGGCGCGGCGCCGGTCGGTGATGTCGCCGGCCTGCACCTGGTTGGACGGCCGGGTGGCCAGGCTCGGCACGGCGATCTCACCGAGCTTCAGATACGCGCCCGCGGGCAGCGCCGGCACCACGGGGCTGCCGGATGGCGTGCCCGTGACGATGCCGAACTGGAGCGTGGTCGCCCCCTCGGCGAACACCGTGTCAACGGCCCGGGCGTACACCACGTCGATGCGGGCGAGGGTGGCGTGGGCGGCGTCCAACGGCACGTTCTGCGTGGCCGTGCAGTACAGCTCATAGGGGCCCTGGCCGGTGCGGGTGACCAGCCCGCCGCCGGCGGCCACGTTCACGGTCTGATTGGGGGAGCCGAGCGCGGAGAGCTGAAACTCGGTGCCGATCGCGGCGAACACGCCATCGCGCCACGTCGACATGGACGCGGTCTGAATGAGGGTCGCGCCGTCGTGCAGGCGGCCATGCAACGCCGAGTTGGTGGACTGGAGCGACCAGGCGCCGCCCACGGTGGCTGTGACAGTGACGGGAGTGGCCATGGTTCACCGATCCGAAGGGGTCAGCGACACGGTCAGGGTTCCCGTGTCCGAAGGGTTTGTGGTGGTCAGGGCGTAGGTGACGGTGGCGCCGGGCGCGATGGCCTCCCATTGCCGGATGGTGAGCTCGCGGCTGCGGTCGCCGCCGTTGCGCAGGACCGTCTTGTTCAGGCTGTTCAGGATCAGTTGATCGGTGCCGGACATCGTCGCGCCGGTGTAGCCGAGGCGGTAGCCCGTCACCGTGTCGGTGATGGTGGGGTTCGTCAGCGTGCCACCGGCGGCGTTGAGCGTGAGTGTGGGCCACGCCAGCGCGGTGCCGGGGTTGGTGATGGCCACCTGGCCCGTGGACGCCGTGGTGCCCCAGTTCAGGCCGCCGCCGGTGCTCCAGTCCAAGCCGCCGCCAGTCGACCAGTCCAGGCCACCAGACACGCCAGGCGCGGCCACCGGGCCGAATGAGCGGGTGTCCAGGCCGCTGCCAGCCACATACCAGAACCGTCGCGGGTCGTTTTGGAACAGCACCAGCTGGAAGTCGAACTCGGCGCCGTTGGCCGCCGGCGGGATGCGCGAGGAATCAGACACTTCCACCAACGCGTAGCGGGCGGTGTAGTCGCTGATCCAGATCAGCGGCACCTGATCGTTGCCGAGAAGGGCGAGCAGGGCCCATCGTGCCGCCTCGGCCAGCGCGCCGTTGGGCGCCTTGGCCCACCCGTTGAGCTGAAGCGTCCGGCCACCGAACCGGGAGCGCGAGCGATAGTCGCCGTCCGCCTGGCTGCGCGGCGTGGTGCGGGTGCGCACCGGCGCACCGTCGTACCAGCCTGTGGTGGACGAGATACCCCACGTGACCCCATTGTTATCCAGCACGTTGAACTGTTGCGTGTTCAACTGCCACGTCGGCGTCGCGAGCACGGTCACCATGTGCGCCTCACCCTCTCGCCGAGCTCATGGCCCACGCCACCGCGCCGGCCGCCCGGTCGGCGGCTTGTTGGGGGTCGGACGTGATCACAGTCTGGTTGATGGTCACCGAGCGTTGCGCCGGCACAGCGGCGCTGATCCCCTCGTGCGCGGCGGCCTGCGAGATCAGCGACTTCGAGCGGGCGCTGCCGTCCAGAGGGGCGAACAACTCGGGCACGTCCTTGCGGTCACCGGAGATACGCCAGGTGTTGGGGGCGACCACGGTGGCCGCCTGGTTCGACATCGGCGTGAGCGGCGGCCCCGCGAACCCGCCGTCCGCCATCGGCACGTACAGATTGCCCGTGGCGTTGGCCGTCGACCGGGAGTCCACCACATGCACCGAGCTGGTGTTGCCCTTCGCGTCCACGGTGATCACCGCGCGCATCCCGTTGATCGTCCGGATCAGGCTGTTGGCCGCGGCCAGCGCCAAGTCGGTGTTGCCGGTGATCGTCACGGTTCCGTTCGGCAGCGTGGTGACAACCAGTCCGAGGTCACGCAGCTGTTGGATAGCGGCGTCGGTCAGCGCTTGTGTGTGCACGGTGTGATCGTTAGGAACGTCCAGCACCTTGCCCTTCAGGATGTCCATGGCCTGCTGGGCCTGAACGGCGCCGGGCGTGGCCACCACGGTGACCAGGTCAGCGGGCCACGCGCCCATGGACTTCAACGCCGCGTCCACCTGGTCCTTGGTCAGCCCCATCGTCTCGCCGAGCTTTTCGACAGCGGGAATCTGCTGCTGCAACACGGCCTGCGCGTGCGCCTTGGCCTGGTCGGCGCTCTTACCCTGCGCCTCATCCTCGGCCACGATAGCCGCGGCGGCGTCAACGAACTTGCCGCGCAGGTCAGTCATGACGTCACGCAGGCTCTGGCCGTTCTTGGTCACGGTGCGCACCGAGCCGTCCGCGTTGAGGAGCGCCTTTCCGTAGCCGTCCGCGTGGTTGATTCCTTGGGCCATTTGTGTGCTGATTCCGGCCATGGCCTTGTCGATCGCTTCCATAGCGTCGCCCACGGGGATCGCGCCACCGGACAGCCTGATCAACGCGTCTTTCATCGCGTTGATCTTATCGCTGTCGGAAGACGCGGCGTCTCCGATCTTAGCCAAGTCAGCCTGAAGCTGAATGGCCGGCTTCTCGAACGTGCCCATGGCCGCCTTGGTGAGACTCATGGCGTTGTTCAGGTTCTGCTGCTGGCTGGTCACCTCGGCGTTGGCTGACGCCAGCTTTCGGGACGCCGCCTCGGCTTCCGATGATCCAGCGCCGTACTTGCTGATGGCGTCGTTATAGTCTTTCTGCGCTTGAGCAGCCCGTGCCTGCGCCACGCCGAGTGGGCCGAGCTGTTCCTTGTAGCTGTTCTCGGCATCGGTGGCCGTCTTCAACTGTAGGTTCAGATCTTGCAACTGGCTCTGATATTGCTGTGACTGGGCGGCTGACGCCGAGAATCCGCCGTTCATCGTGTATGCAGAACGCGCGGCTGTGTCCTGCTGCGTTGAGAGCTGCTGGATCTGCACCTTCAGCTTATTGGCGTTGTCTTCCATGTCGTTCAGTTTCTTGGCGGCGTCGCTGGCCGCGGTGCCGCCGGACACGATGGACTGTCCAAGCTTGGTGCCGGTGTCGATCAGGTCCTGCTCATGCTGGGCGGCCATGCTCGCGCCGATCGCCACTGCGCCAAGGCCGGCGGCCACCACGCCAAGGCCGGCGCCCACCACGGGCAGCGCATCGCCGAGCAGACCAGCCACGCCGGCGAACTTCCCACCCCCCTCAGCCACATCAGCGAGTTTGCCGGGCAGCTCACCGAGCTGCTTGGGGATGCTGGTCAGGTTGACGCCGAGCAGCTTGGCGGAGATGGCCACGGCCATGATGTCGCCCGACAGCGGGCCGAGCGCGTGGCTGACGTCGCCAGCCACGCTGGCCATGAACCCCAACACCGAGAGCACGTTGGCCAGTTCGCTGGTCAGCGCGGGAATGGCGCTGCCGGCCAGCGCGCCGAGCCCGGACATCAGCTGGCCGATCGCGCCGGTGATCTGGCCCGAGTTCCGAGCCCACGCTTCGCCCGCGGTGTTGACCACCTGCGTGATCAGGGACATGGCCGATCGGACGATCGCGCCGAGGCTGGCGGTGTCGGTGCCGAATGCCTGGCTGTGCAGGCTCAGGCTCTCAAACGTGTCGCTGACGGCCGTGCCGGCCTGCTCCAGCAGGGTCTTGAAACCGTCCATGACCGGACCCTGCCGAGCGACCGCGAGCGACAACCCGGGCATGGCGTTCTGCGCCAGCCCGAGCACGCCATCGGTCAGCGGCTTGATCGCCCCCTCGGCGCTGATCAGGTCATTGCCGATCTGCGGCGATAGCACGCTGAAGCGGTCCCGTACGGTGTCCAGCGCGTCGACGATCGGCGCGGTCAGCCGTGGGCGCAGTTCCTCGGTGAACCGGGACATCTGGTCGCCGAGCGCCTGCCACCGGGACATCACGTCGGGGCTGCCCGCGGCGATGGCGACCGCGGCGCCGGCCATGCCCGCGCCTGCGATGCCGAGCACGGCCCCACCGATCAGCGGAGCTCCGGCCAGGATCGCCGCGCCGATCAACGCGGGCATCGGCGCGATGCCGTTGCCGAACGTGCCGGTGAACGACTTGGCGATGTCGGACCCGGCCTGCTCGGCTTCCTTCTTGCCCTTGTCCGGATCGATCTCCGCTGGGATCTTGGCCTTGACGGTCTCGCTGATCGTCTTGGCCAGCAGCTCGGCTTCCGCCTTGAACTTGTCGGCATCGGCCAACTCGGCGGGGATCTCGGTCTTGAGCGTCTTGGACAGCTCGGCAACAGCCGCCTGCGTGCTGGCGCGCAGCTCGGCGGTGTCCGGCGTCACGGGGATCTGGAGCGTGTCCGAGGCGATCGTCTTGATCGCCGCATTGACCTTGGCGCGCCAAGCGGCATCGATCGGGTTGACCGCGGTGACCGGCACCTTGAGTGGCGGCTGCTTCTCGGTCTCGTCCTTGGTCTTGCGCTTCCACTCAGGCGTGACGGGGTCGCCGAGCGTGACCGTGACCTGCGGCTTGATCGACTTGACGGCTTCGAGCAACCGGGTCTCGAAGCTGGCCTGGTTGTCGACGTCTGCCAGCTTGACGGGCACCGAGATGTGGTCCCCGCGCTCAACCCGTTCCTTGATCCGGCGCAGCCCCTCGGGCGTCTGGTCCCGCACGTCCAGGTCCAGATACGCCTTGCCCGCCCTGAAGCCGTCTTCGTCAGCCACCGGCCACCTCCCCGTAAGTGCCGCCCATGGCGGCCATGGACGCGGCGTTGAGCGGCGGCGACCGATCGGGCTCGAACTCGCGTTCCGGGTAGTCTGCGGGCGGCTCAGGGGCTGGCGCGGTGGCCCGCAGCAGCGTGGTGACCGCGCCGCCGTAGAAGCCGAGCCTGCGGACCAGCATGAGCAGCCTTTCCGAGGGGAGCGTGGACGGGTCGTCGATCCGGTGGAACACGGACAGGTCCGACATGACGTCGTCCCTGTACCGCAGGATGAACTGGAGCTCGGACGTGGTGTCCGTCAGGCTTTTGGGAGCGCGAACCCTTCGACCACCTTGGCAATGAGCACGGCGGTGAGCTGGCCCAGCTCGGCCGGTTCCAAAGTCGAATCGGCCACCAGCGCCTGGTAGCCGCCAGCGCTGATCAGCCGCTGCATGGCCCAGATCACCGCTGTCTGCTCCCCGGCGATGCCCGCCAGCCGCAGGTACTCCAGGCTCACGCCGGGGGTAACCCGCTTCGGCACGGTGTAGATCACGCCGCCGAGCTTGAACAGGGGCTCACGGTCGTCGTCCAGCGACGGCCGCCCCTTGGCGTCCAGGTCCAGCACGCCGGTGAGGTCGGGCGACTCGGCTGCCTTGCGGAGCGTTGCCTTGTTGGTGGCGGCCATGGTGGTGGCTCCCTCTGTGGGTAGGGAGGTGGGCCCGCGCCCAC